TGCAATGCAAAATGCCTCAACTGCGGCGGCAATTAATAAAACTAACGCAGAAACAGCTTTAATTAAATCTGAATTACCTAAGAAACAAACTTGGGAAATAGTTTGGAATAAATTAAAAGACATGGCTCAATCTATGGGTCAATCTGTTGACCAAATTAATAAGATTGGCCAAGAAATGAAAAACCATCCGGATTGGAGTAAACCAATATGGCAACGCGAAAGTAATAACCAATTATTTGGTAAAGACTTTTATCCTGATTGGTTTTCAAAAGAACAAAAAAAAAAGTAAATCATAAAGTATTTACTGTTAAAGATAAAAGAGGAACCTTTACAGAAAAGGATATTAAAAGTCCAAAAAGAAAATCTAAAATTTTCTACGACCCTATAACTAAGCGTAGATATACATTAACGACACATGGGAGATATAAATATGTCGATTAAAAGAAAAGCCACTGGCGTAACAAAAAATACATTTCGTTCAGCCTACAATTTAGGCAACGAAGACTACAGTGAAACGTTTACAGACGGTATCACTGAACAACATCACACAGACCAGTGTGATATTAATAAGATATTAGCACAATTCATGGAAACAGGAATTATGCCACAAACAAAAGCAAACCCACAATACGCAGACGTATCAGAAGTGGATTTCCAAGAAATGCAAAATACACTAGCAACAGCAAAAACATTGTTTGAAGAATTACCGGAACAAGTGAAGGCTCGCTTCAACAATGAAATGCATAGCTTTCTAAATTTTGCAGAAAATCCAGATAACCTCCAAGAGATGGAGGAAATGGGTTTAGCTGTTAAAAACGAGCGTTTAGCTCAAGCTTTACAAACTCAAGCTGGGGAGGAAACAACGTCCCTCCCAGCAGGCAAGTCGGATGAATCCGACGCGGCAGAACAGTTGTCTACTTGATACAACTGTAACGACTGACACCTTTTAAGGGGGAAGTCGTAAAAATAACCTCACGAACTAAGGAGAGTGATAACAATGAGAAGACCAAGAAAAATGAACTACAAAAAATCAAAGAGAATGTTTTCACGCACAGCAGCGAGAACACACAGAAAAAACTCTTTAAGAAGCAGCCGACCTATGAGAGGCGGAATTAGACTATAACTAATGGAGAACAACTATGCCATGTTTTCACCCAATACAAGCCTGGAAAACGGAAGACGGAATAAAATTTTATAATCCGTATAAAGATAACCGGAACCACAAAGGCTTTAAAGTACCCTGCCGACAATGTACAGGATGTCGCAGCGAATACTCACGTCAGTGGGCTATGAGAATACTTCACGAGTCTTCACTACACCCAAACAATATATTCATTACGTTAACTTACGATAATGAACACTTACCGGAACACGGTACACTAGTAAAAAAAGACTTTCAAGACTTTATGAAAAGGCTTAGAAAGAATTATAGTAAAAAAAAAATAAGATATTATCATTGCGGCGAATATGGAGAAAATTTCGGTAGACCGCATTATCATGCAATAATATTCAACCACACTTTTCCAGACATGGAAAAAGTACCAGGTAAACACAAAGATTTATATACATCTGAAACATTAAAAAAGATATGGGGCAAAGGCCACGTATCGATTGGAACTGTTAATTTTGAAACAGCGGCTTACGTCGCGAATTATGTACAAAAAAAAATTAACGGAAAAAATAAACAAGCTCACTATGAATTAATAGATTATGACACAGGAGAAATAGTCGAAAGACAGCAAGAATACGCTACTATGAGCCGGAGACCTGGCATAGCAGGCGACTGGCTCGCCAAATACCAAGATGATGTTTATCCATCGGATTTCATTACCATTAATGGTAAAAAAATGAAACCACCAAAAGCATACGATAGACAATACGAACTTTTATATCCTGAGATAATGGCGGATATAAAAAAAGACCGTAGAAAGATGATGGACGAAATGTCCCATCTTTTTACGAAAGAAGCTCTCGCATATCGAGAGAAAGCACATAAAGCCAGAATGGCTATTTATAAAAGGGAAAAACTATGATACTATGTAAATATACTATATATGATTCAGCACTTGAAGCATATCACCAAGACTACAGCTTGGAAAATGACGCAATAGCGTTAAGACAATTTGCCGATATGGCAAATGAAGAAACACAAATTGCCAAAAATCCAGAGGATTATTCGTTGTGGCGAATTGGCACATTTGAAACAACAACCGGAGAACTTAATCCGGAAGAACCCACATGTCTTGCCAAAGCACATGAACATGTGATACAATTCAAAAAAAACAAAAAATAAGGAAATAACATGCCCATGAAAAACCCTCACAAATACAATACAAGAATCGGCTCAGCGCAACAACATAAGTTTAGCGAAGTACCTCATGCCGATATACAACGTTCAACATTTGATAGGAGTCATGGGCTAAAAACCACTTTTAATGCCGGCGAATTAGTACCAATATACGTAGACGAAGCATTGCCCGGAGATACATTTTCATGTAATCTCACTGCATTTAGCAGATTAGCAACACCAATACACCCAACCATGGATAACGCATTCATGGATACCCATTTCTTCGCAGTACCAGTCAGATTAGTCTGGGACGATTTCGAAGAATTTATGGGAGAAACAAAAACATATAAAGCAGCTGGTTCCGATAGACTAGACGGAACACCCGACTTTTCAGTCGCCGCACCAATACCACCAACCATTACAGCCGGAGGCTCCGGCGAAGCAGAATCCTCATTGGCCGATTATTTCGGAATACCAACAAAAGTCGCAGGACTAGAATTCAGTGCACTTTGGCACCGAGCATATACACTCGTCTGGAACGACTGGTTCCGAGATGAAAACTTACAAGCACCAAAAACAATTGATACTACAAGTGGTGCAGACACCACAACATATTCATTATTAAACAGAGGAAAAAAACACGATTACTTTACATCGGCCTTACCATGGCCTCAAAAAGGCGCCGACGTTACCATTCCTTTAGGAACTGCCGCCCCTGTAACATGGGATGCGTCCGCGGGTACTCAATTAACAATTAATAAAGCAGGTACAAGTGATTCATATAAATTAGATACTTCTGGCACATTTTTAAATCCTTCTAATGTTAATAATGATGAAGAACGATTAATGTATGCAGATTTATCAGATGCAACAGCCGCTACAATTAACCAACTTCGATTAGCATTCGCAACACAAAAATTTCTTGAAATACAAGCCCGAGGCGGTTCAAGATATATCGAAGTAATAAAAAATCACTTTAACGTAACTAGCCCAGACGCTAGATTACAACGACCTGAATATTTAGGTGGCGGAAGCTCACCGGTCAACATTAGCCCGGTCGCACAAACCTCAAGTACTGACTCAACCACACCTCAAGGTAACTTATCGGCCATAGGAACAACAGTCCTTAGTGGCCACTCTTTCACAAAGAGTTTCACTGAACACACAATAGTAATAGGTATGGTATCTGTAAGAACAGACCTAACATATCAACAAGGGCTCAATAGGATGATGAGTCGGGAGACTATCTATGATTACTATTGGCCAACGCTTTCAACGATTGGCGAACAAGCAGTCAAAAACAAAGAAATATACGCCCAAGGCACAGCCGATGACGAACTCACATTCGGCTATCAAGAACGCTACGCAGAATACAGATACAAACCAAGTTCTGTTACTGGAAAATTCCGTTCAAACGCAACAGGAACCTTAGAATCATGGCATTACGCCCAGGAATACGCATCCCTGCCTTTACTCGGAGATTCATGGATACAGGTAACAGACACGAACGTTCAACGTACATTAGCTGTAGCAAGCGAACCTCAATTTATATTTGATTCGCTATTTAAACTAAGATGTACACGACCAATGCCAGTAAATAGCATACCTGGCGGGACACATTTCTAATGGACTGGCTAGGCGGAGCAATAGGCGGATTATTTGGCTACAAAGGCACTAAAGATACTAATGTAGCATCCGCCGCAATGGCACAAAAACAAATGGATTTCCAACGTGAAATGTCCAACACTGCAATTCAAAGACGTATGAAAGATTTAAAAGCAGGAGGTTTAAATCCTATATTAGCCGGTAGTCATGAAGCAAGTACACCCGGCGGAGCTATGGCTCCCGTTTTAAATAAAGCACAAATTGCAATGCAAAACGCATCAACTGCTGCAGCAATTAATAAAACTAACGCAGAAACAGCTTTAATTAAATCTGAATTACCTAAGAAACAAACTTGGGAAATAGTTTGGAATAAATTAAAAGACATGGCTCAATCTATGGGTCAATCTGTTGACCAA